TTTTTTTTTTTTTTTTTTTTTTTTTTTTTTTGACGCCTTTGGCGTGAGGTGGACCCGTGGGTGACGGGGCCCTAGCTGGCTGGCTGTGGGCTCTGGCTGCCACATGAAAAAAATTTTACGCGAAATAGTAAGGACCCCAAGGATGAGAATCATCCTAGTATTACCTTACTATCGCGGTTCTCAGTTCTCGCTCAAGACCCCGCGCCACCTCACGGTCATGTTACACATTATGCAAAACCCCCGTCCGTGCTCCTCGTGTATAAAAGCGTGATAAGTTTCATGAGTCTATATAAATGTCAGCATGGCAACGAATGGTAGAAGAAGAGGAGAAAATGCATCAAGACGACAAGGAATTTTCTGGATGCTCACCATTCCCGATCACGCCTACACCATGTACCTCCCCCCAAACTGCTCCTGGATTAAAGGTCAAAGAGAAGTCGGAGAAGGTGGATTTCAGCACTGGCAACTTATCTGCGCCTTCAAGTCGAAAGCTTCTCTGGCCGCAGTCCGCTCTACCTTCGGTCCCTATCATGGAGAACTTTCCAGATCTGAACTTGCCTCCGAGTATGTATGGAAAGACGACACAGCAGTTGAAGGAACAAGGTAATATATTATTTAACCTTTAGATTTGAACTTGGAACTAAACCCATCCGTAGAAACTCAAAGACCGACTGGGAGCAAGTTTGGACCGCCGCCATCACCGGGGATCTTATGGCCATCCCAGCGCATGCTAGAATTACGAGTTATAGTGCCCTCCGATCTATTCGTGCAGACCATGATAAACCTATTGGAATGGAAAGAACGTGCTATGTATTTTGGGGGACAACCGGCACAGGTAAAAGTCGTCGCGCATGGGATGAAGCCGGAGTGGAAGCTTATTGTAAAGACCCAAGAACAAAATTCTGGTGTGGTTACAGTGCTGAAAAACATGTTGTTATCGACGAGTTTCGTGGAGGTATCGACATTGCTCACCTCCTCCGCTGGCTCGATCGTTATCCAGTCCGTGTGGAGATCAAAGGCTCAAGTAGACCTCTTTGTGCAACAACGATCTGGATCACAAGTAATTTAGATCCTCGTAGTTGGTATTCTGAGGCTGATCAAGAAACTATTAATGCTTTGCTTCGGCGATTAACTATAACACATTTTAGTACTTTTCCCTAATAAATGAAATGGAAGAAACTTTACTTGTCGCTCTTATGTACTTGGGTCCTGTTTTTATACTTATTATGTTGTTATTATTTGTGGTGGCTAAGTCAAGGTGTTCGGCCGGAGTACACTTGACCCAACAAAATGGTTTACAATAAGTATTATAAAGATAATAAAAAGTATTATAATGCCCGTATGCAGAAGAAAGTGCGTGGTACTTATAAATTCTGGGAAAATGGTGCTAAGAAAGTTGCTAAGGCTGCCAAAGGAAAAGGTTGGTGGGGTTGGCAATTCGCACCAGCTGTTGCTCGTACGATTGATAATTGGAGATATAGACGTCATATCTACAGAAACAAAATACGTACGTATAAAGTTATTGGATCTCGTCCTTCCGGATACAGAGTAGGGTCGCATCGTCAAGTCGTGGGTAGTCACCGGCAGACTGTCGGATCTAGACCTTACTAAATAAAAATATGCCTTCTGGTTATGAACCTATGCATGGATCTGCTCCTCCTAGACGACGTAAAACGTCTAAAAAGCGTAAGGATATGGGAGATAGAGATGTCGCTAATACTTATGATGCTACGAAAGTTAAATTGGCTAAAGGTCCTAAGTCTTTGGCCAAGGGTAAAGGGAAGAAATTGAAGAAATTAAATCCGAAATTTGTTAAGGCGGTTAAACAGGTGTTTGATAGTAAACAAATTTATGGGACTTCCCACCGATACTTTGCTGGTAATTGGCGTACTGCAATCAGTGAAAATCAACAGGGTTTTTTGAATTTAGCTACTATTTTGAAAACTGGTTATGGTGATTCGTTTTTTACGCCATTCGATATCGTTAGGCAATCTATATGGATGTTTGGACCTGATAATTTTGCTCCTCCAGAGATCCAAGTTAAATCTTTACCTTATGGAGTTGGCGAAGGTACTGGTAATGCTGCCAGTGGTTTTAAAGTGAATGTTATTAATTCTTATTTGAAAGTGAATATGATGAATAATAGTTCAAGAACGTTTATTGTTGATGTCTATGATTGTGCTCCTAAGAATCGTGGACAATTCACCTCTACTACTTTTGGAACAGATAACGTTAATGTGACGTCTAATAGTCTAATTCAGTTACCGTTAGTTCAGTGGGCTCAGAAAGTTAATGATGCTCAAAATAATGATTTTTTGAATAATGAATATTTAAGGGAACAGTATAATAATAAGCCATTTGAGATTGTTGGTATGAGTACTGAATGGTCTCATAGTTTAACACGGTTTGTTATTGGTCCCGGACAGAAAGAAAACTTTTTTATTCAAGGCCCTAAGAATATGGATTTTGATTGGCATAAATCTTTTAAGAATGGACAATTTTGTGATATTGATAAGTATGTGAAATGTCCACTTATTTTTATGCGTTGCGAGAACCTCACGTCTAGTGATGACAACACCTTGTCTGGTATTCCGGGCTATTCTCCGGTTATTACTGGTGCTGAAGGAACAAGAGATCCACTGTTGGAATTTTTGGGAGAGGTTTATTACAAATTACGAATGCCTGAACAAACGTTTGGTCAACTTTCAATTGCTGGTACTCCTGTAACAGGGGATATTGCTGCTACTCGTCGTCGTGGACCTGTATTACGAAAGGCCCACTATTATGATGCAGGAGTAGGAAATAACGGATTAACAACTTTGCCTAACAACCCAATACAAGATAAAACGCAAAATTAATCCAGTGTCTACTCGAAATAAAAACTAAAGTTTAATAATGAGCTGGATAGCCGAAGGCGTGGATCCAGCTGAGGGGGGTTTATTAAGGGGGCCTGCCCCCATTGAGTTTTTTTTTTTTTTTTTTTTTTTTTTTTTTT